CTCCCATCGGACTGGCAATTCTTGCTTGGTCAATTCCTTCGCCCAGTAGAACGCTTGACCGAACGATTCGAACTCCGAACAGAATTCCATTAACTCGCCGTTATCACCGACGCGAGTATGGATAACCTTGTAAACAATCATCGCGTGATACCTCGCTGACAATGTCAGAGCAGGGGTGGCTTGCGCCACCCCGCCCCGTTGGGTTACCCGAGCAGAGCCTTGCGGAACTGCGCGAGAGCCTTCTTCGCACCGTCATTCGTCGCGACCTTGCGGCCGTCCGTCCGAGCCTTGCCGAGTTTGGCGATCATCGGCTTGGCGAGACCGTCGATCCATTCCTCGACAGACTGGGCAGCACCGCGACCACCAGACCGCTCGACGAAGTCAGCCTCGAAGAACCGGCCCCACGCCTTGGTCGCCGTGTTGGTTACCGTCTTGCGGGTAGACTCCACGAACCGCCGAATGCCCATCGGGTTCTCGGTCAGACTCGGCAACTTGGCGAGGCTAGCGCGATCCATCGCAACCGCGTTGCGCCCCGTCAGATTGAAGTTAGCCGGTCGATCCGCGCTTGGTACGTGGAACTCATCGTCCCCCGCCTTATGCAGTGGCCGGTCATACTCGGAACCCTCGGTCAGCGAGACAATCGCCGCCGCCATGAACAGGTTCCGCGCTTCCTCGCATTGCTCGGACTCGCGATCCAACGCGCCCGAATCGGTGCGCGGAAACTCCGCCGTGAGCCTTGCGAACTCACCCCGATATTTCGCCCACTTGGTGCGATCCGCGCGGGTATGACCGCCGACCTCGCGACCCAGACCAGAAATCCCATCCGCGACGGACGGGGCCAGAACGGACTTGACGGTGTCCGCAACCGTGTTGGCTTGTGCCATGGTAGTGATAACTCCAAAGAACCCGCAGGAACGCGGCGGGTATCGCGACACCGGATCACCCGATCCGATATGATTCCATTATACCACACCACGATTCTGACAGTGTCAGAGCAGCGCAGCAGGCAAAAAATGGCGCGAACTCAAGCCCACACGGTGTGCGAGGCCATGGCCTAGCCGACCCCACCGGTAGCCACCCCCGTCGCTAGGTTTAGGAGTCCCAGCAATCCTCTATACATCCTAATCCACACAAATCACCCCACATTTCTCCAATGTTCGCACCCCACCCCCTTCATATAGAAAACCCCCCCTTGATGGAACCTTAAGATTCCTTTATATAACGACTATTACTTGGGTTGAGGCCCATGCAGACACTCGTTCCATACATCGAAGACAACGTTCCGCTTCCCGCTAACGCGGCTGAAGCGTTGCCGGAGTTGACTCCGGCTGAAGAACTGAGCATGCGGGTACGTACTATAAAACTCGTATCCGATCTGACAGGCCAGCCCATCATCCCGACTGACGAAGAAAAGGATGCTGCCGAGGAAATGGCTAGAAAAATGATGGAAGACCCTGATGCACGGCCTGAATATGCCCTGCACTCGGACGAATTTACTGCGTATTTATCGGGTCTGGTCTACCGTTCTAACGGTGCCATCGTCAAAGAATTGTCTGACCTAAAGAACTACGTCATAAACAAACTCGTTTATGAGATAGAACACACTAAAGACAACAAACTTAAGATGCAGGCCGTCGCAAAACTAGGCGAAATTGACGGCGTGGACGCTTTCAAACGGCGTACTGAGACGACTCATTTAGTAAAACCGATTGAGGAAGTTGAAAAAGAACTTCTTCAGGTGCTGGAAGGCATCGAGTACAGCGTAGTTGACGATAATAATGGCGATATAAACCCCGAAGACTACCTGCTACCTGATGAAACTGCCCCAACTAACTCCTGAAAAACTCAAAGCGTTGCGTATGGCGCTGCCAACGATGCCCGATGAGCAGAAACGGCGCACGTTGGAGTTGCTAAGGACGTATCAGGCTGAGCGTACCCGTGCCGTTGGCAAGGATTCCTTCTTGGATTTCATCGCTCACGTGTATCCCGGCTACAAAGTTGGGCCGCACCACCGAAAATTAGCGGGAATTTTCGAGGATATCGCTGCGGGTAAGCGAAAAAGGGTCATCGTCAACATCGCTCCGCGTCATGGCAAGAGCGAAATGATCAGTTACCTCGCTCCGGCGTGGTTTTTGGGTAAATATCCGCATAAAAAGGTCATCATGGCCTCACACACTGCCGATTTGGCAGTTAATTTTGGTCGGAGGGTTCGCAATCTTGTGGGGTCAGACCTTTATCACGACATTTTCCCGACTGTGGAACTTCAAGCAGATAGTAAAAGTGCTTCTCGCTGGGGTACTAACTTTAATGGCGAGTATTTTGCTATTGGTGTTGGTGGTGCTCTGGCCGGTCGCGGCGCTGATCTATTCATTATTGATGACCCTCATTCTGAGCAGGAAGCAAAACAAGGCCGAGCCGACGTTTTCGAGCCAGCATGGGAGTGGTTCCAGTCAGGCCCAGTCCAAAGGTTGATGCCGGGCGGTGCAATCATCGTGGTGATGACCCGTTGGTCGAAGATGGATTTGACCGGCAAGATTACCGACCACATGATCAAAAATGAGGACGCCGATCAGTGGGAAGTGGTCGAGTTTCCAGCCATTTTGAACGATAAACCGCTATGGCCTGACTTCTGGACACTAGAAGAACTCCTTGCCAAAAAGGCCAGCATGGATGTGCGCTATTGGCAGGCACAGTACATGCAGCAGCCGACCTCGGAGGAGGGTGCGCTCATCAAGCGGGAGTGGTGGCAGGTGTGGGAGAAGGAAGACCCGCCGCCATGCGAGCACCTGATAATGAGCCTCGACGCGGCACAGGAGAAAACTAACCGCTCCGACTTTAACGCCCTGACTACGTGGGGTGTTTTCTTCAACGAGGAGACTAAGAACTATAACCTGATCCTGCTCAATGCCATCAAGGAGCGCCTTGAGTTCCCTGAGTTAAAGGCGTTGGTGCTGGAGCAGTACAAGGAGTGGAACCCCGACTCGTTTATCGTGGAGAAAAAGTCCAACGGGGCGGCGCTATACCAAGAGATGCGCCGGATGGGCGTGCCGCTTAGCGAGTTCACCCCGTCCAAAGGGCAAGACAAGATCAGCAGAGTAAATGCTGTGTCAGACCTGTTTGCTGCGGGTATAGTCTGGGTGCCTGATAGGCGCTGGGCTTGGGAGGTGGTTGAAGAGTGCAACGACTTCCCGTCTGGCACGAACGACGACTTGGTGGACTCGACCACGTTGGCTCTTTTGCGTTTCCGTCAGGGCGGCTTTATACGCCTGCCCACTGACGAGCCAGAACCGATGAAGTGGTTTAAGAGCCGCAAGAATGCGTCAGCGCGATACTACTAGGAGAATCTAAATGGCTGTCGATAAAAGTTTGATGCAGGCTCCGCAGGGTTTAGAAGCACTTGCTCCCCCTGAGCCGATTGAGATCATGATCGAAGACCCAGAGAGCGTGGCTATCGGCGTTGATGGCATGGTCGTTGAGATGGTCAAGTCCGAGCCTCGTGCCGAAGACTTTGACGCTAACCTCGCTGACTTCATGAGCGAGGGCGAACTAGGCTCCCTTGCTGGCGAATTGATCGGTCAGTACGAGCAGGATTTAGCCTCGCGTAAGGACTGGCTGGATACCTACGTCAAAGGCTTGAAGATTCTGGGTATCCGGTACGAGGAGCGTACTGAGCCGTGGCCCGGTGCCTGTGGTGTATACCACCCACTCTTGATGGAGTCAGCCGTCAAGTTCCAGTCCGAGACCATCATGGAGACCTTCCCTGCGGCAGGGCCGGTCAAGACCAAGATCGTTGGTAAGGAGACTCCAGAGAAGAAAGACTCGGCGGTGCGTGTCGCTGATGACATGAATTACCAATTGACCGAGGTGATGAAGGAATACCGCCCAGAGCATGAGCGCATGTTGCTGAGTTTGGCTCTGGCAGGTAACGCGTTCAAGAAGGTCTACTTTGACCCATCGCTTGATCGGCAGACAGCGATCTATATCCCGGCTGAAGACATCATCGTGCCGTATGGCGCGGCGAATTTGGAAGGTGCCGAGCGTGTTACGCATCGCATGCGTAAGACGAAGAACGAACTAATCAAACTGCAGTACGCAGGCTTCTACCGCGACATCGACTTGGGCGACCCGGTTCGCACGATGGACGAGGTAGAGAAGCAGAAGGCAGAGGATCAAGGCTTCTCAGCCAGCATGG